AAAAGCAAATCGAGAGCGTCATGAACCAGAACGAACACATCATGGACACCTATTGGGAGGAAAACACCCGCCTCCTGAACCGTGAATGGGAGGCTTCACGATGATCCGGGCCACGATGACGGCGAAGAACGGGGCGGTGGTGAGAATCGCCGATGATTGCGCCGCCCTTGCCGGAACCCCGGAAGGGGACAGAATCAAAGACCAGCAGTTTGAGTTAGTCCGAGAGATGATGCACAGGCGAGCCGCAAGGGAAGCGGCGGCGAGGGAGGATATAGAGTATGGCGATTTCGATGACCGTTTTTAACGTCGGGGCCGTGGTGGGGAGTTTGGCTATTATCTGGTTTGTGGCCTACGGACTGTTGACTAATGCAATGTGGGAGGACGAAGAGGTATGAACAAGCTGGTGAAGCTGGTGTTGGTCGGCGAAGAAGAAGTCGGGCTTGTGAGGGACATGGTAAGGATCGAAAGGGACATTACGAGAGATCGCATTAACGATTATTACGAGAGGCTTGAAAAGGAGGAAATGACCGATTACAGGCGGGAAGCCCTGAACCAATTGATTGATGAAGAAACCAGAACCGTGAACCTCTGTGATAACCTTATAAAACAGTTGGGGGCCTGAAAAGCCCCCGGCCCTAATGCCCCCGTTGGCGGTTGCAAGGCCGCATGAAAAAGGCAGAGCAGGGAGCGAACCTTGAAAACGCAATACCAGCGGCCCGGTAGTAATAGGAGCAGGCGTCCCGGAGAGGCCCCGCGCAAGCGGTGCAGGTCACAGACCACGGCGGGAAAGGGCGGCAGATGAAGCGGGTGGATACGCTGGAAAGCACAGACAATAATAGGAGGTAGATATATGGCGACATTGTACGAGGTCACTGAACAGTATCAGGAATTGTTCGGACTTCTCCAACAGGCGGAATCAGACGAAGAAGCCGAATCCATTATGGCGCAGATTGACGCCGTATCCGTTGGGATCGCTGAAAAGGCCGATGCATACGCCCGTGTAATGCTCAACCTTGATGCAGACGCAAAAGCCTATAAGGCGGAGAAGTTGCGGATGGCGGAAAAGCAGAGGGCGGCAGAAGCGGCTATTGAGCGCATGAAGAACCGAATGCTGGACACGCTGACCGCCCTGAACGTTAAAGACATTAAAACCAGCGTAGGCAAGTGGGCGGCGCAGAAGAACCCGCCGAAGGTCGTTGTGACGGACGTTGACGCAATCCCCGCCCAATGGATGATACCGCAACCCGCCAAAGTTGACTTGACCGGGATGTTGAACTACATCAAACAGACGGGCGAGGTTATCCCCGGCGCGGAGGTCGTGCAGGAAACCGGGATACGGTTCAGGTGATAAGGGAGGAAGAAACCCATGAACAGAATGGAAATTTACGAGAAAGTACGCCACGTGCCAAACGAGGCTAAAAAGGACATTACGGCAGGCCGCTTGAAGGGCATGACGGATATTAACCCAATGTGGCGTATCAAGTGCCTGACAGAGACGTTTGGCCCTTGCGGGATCGGCTGGTGGTACGAGATCACCGATAAGCGCATCGTGGAGGATGAGCAGACGAAACAGAAGGCCGCATTCGTTGACCTGAACCTTTATTTCGTTGATCCGGAGACCGGGGCCGCATCTCATGCAATCCCCGGGACTGGCGGTTCATCATTCGTGGCGCAGGAGCGGAACGGTGCGTATCTCTCCGATGAGTGTTTTAAGATGGCACTCACCGATGCGCTTTCGGTGGCGTGCAAGGCTCTGGGTGTTGGCGCTGATGTGTATTACGCAAAGGATAGGACGAAATACAGCGGGGCCACGGTTGAGACACCACCCGCCCCGCAAGCCGAACCGAAGCCCGCCGAACCGAAGCCCGAGCCAAAGCCCACGCCGCCCACCACAACGGCACAACCCGCAATGATTGCGAAGGGCCAATTTGACTACATTGTGCAGATCGGAACAGAAGAGCAGATTGAGCAATTGCGGGTGAAGTACGGCGATGGGCTGGAACGAATGACCCGGCAGACCGCAGAAAAAACTATTGCGAGATTGAAGGAGTTGAACCATATTGAATAAGGTGCTTATGACTGGTAACGTGGCCTCCGATGTAAAAGCGGGGGCCACAAACAACGGCGTTCCCTTCGCCCGGTTCCGTATTGCGGTACAGCGCAGATTCAGGGGGGCGGACGGACAGCGGGAGACGGATTTCTTCTCCTGCGAGTGCTGGCGTGGTACGGCGGAATACGCCGGGAAGTACATCAACAAAGGTGATAAGGTTGGCGTGGTCGGGAGCGTGCAGAATAGCACGTATCCGAAGGATGGCGTGAACGTGACGGTGACTAACATTGTGGTGGATGAACTGGAAATCCTGAAAAACGCCCACGCCCCGGAAGAAAATACCAACGCAGAACCGCAATTAACGCCCGTTGAGGATGACGACCTCCCTTTTGATTGATGGGTTATACCTCCCGTGACAAAAGGTAAGATAACATTGATGCACGGGGGGCGGCATAACGTCCCCCCAACGAAGGAGAACGGCTATGAAATACCTGAAAGTCTGGACGAGCTTTCGAGAGGACATATCCGCCCTCGGTGACGCTGAAAAAGGTCGCCTGTTCGTTTCGATGCTGGAATATGCGGAGAGCGGAAAGGAACCTGTGACAAGCGGGAACGAGCGGTTTATATGGCCTATCGCAAAGAAGAACATAGACATGATGGCAAAAACCAATGACAAACTCCGGGAGAACGGAGAACGGGGCGGGCGTCCTACGGAAACCAAAGAAAACCAAACCGAACCAAACCAAACCAAAGAAAACCAAACCGAACCAAACCAAAACAAAACGGCACATATAAAAGATAAAGATAAAGATAAAGATAAAGAGAATGGTAATGAGAATGATATGTGTGTCGTGCGCGGGGGCAAGCCCCGCTTCACACCCCCAACGGCGGACGAAGTGCGGGCGTACTGCGATGAAAGGCACAACACCGTGGATGCGGAGCGGTTCGTGGATTTCTATTCGGCAAAGGGATGGAAAATCGGCAAGGAACCTATGAAGGACTGGAAAGCGGCGGTTCGCACGTGGGAGCGCAGTACCAGCACGGCGAAACAGGACGCACAGCCAAAGAAAAGCACCAACCCGTTTTTTGACATGCTGAAAGGCCGGGAGACTGTTGAGGTTGTCCCGGATGAAGGGGGGTATCCGTTTTGACACGAGACGAAACCATTATGCTTCTGGGTGCAATCCGGGCCGGGTATCCCCGGTTCTACGATGGCGTAGAGGACATGGACGCAATTGTGGATTTGTGGGCCGGGATGTTTGTTGACTATCCGGCTGATTTGGTAATGGAGGCGTACAGACGTTTTTTGACCGATGATAACAAGGGATTTCCCCCGGTGATTGGTCAGATAATGCACCAGATCAACGAGATAACACAGCCCGCCGCTGATGTCCCATCCGAGGCGGAGGCGTGGGAGCAGGTCAAGCGGGCCGTGTCCAATGGGCTGTATAACGCTGGGCGGGAGTTTGAGAAGCTACACCCGATCCTGAAACGGCTCGTTGGTGGGCCGGATACGCTGTACAGATGGGCGTTGATGGAAGAAGAAGTGCTTGACATGAACATCCGCCCGATGATATGCAGGTCTTATAACCAGTATGCGGAACAAGAGCGGGCGGACAAACTTCTGCCCCCGTCCATGCAAGCGAATGTGAAAGCCCTGCGAGATGCGGCCCGCCCTGCGCTGGAAGAACCGCATGAGGAACCGTTGAGGATTGAGAGCCGGGAGCCGGAACGCCCTCAAAATGGCGGGGCCGGATTTGAGCGGTTCATGGCGGCGTTGAAAGGGCTGGCCGGGACGAAATCAATGGACGGGGAAATATCCGATGATACCCGCATGGACGACATGGAGGCCCGGGCGAAGCTGGAACGGATGGCGCAGACGTTGAGAGGTGGGGCCGTGTGACGGATCGGAAAACCCGGCCCGTATGCGGGGAGTGCGTGCATTTCCGGGTAGATCGGTACAGGACACCGACCCCCATTGTGGGGGGGCTGTGCATCAGATACGGTACGTGCGAGATGGACGGGCGGAAACATGACAGGTGCCGGGTATCAGATTGCCCGGATTATGTGGATGCTTTTTACAACCCCGGCCCCGTTGAGGTCATGGCGAAGGGCAAGCGCAAAAGCGGGGTGCCGTGCATGTGCCTGACCGATGGGAAAAAGTACCGGACTATCAGAGATGCGGAACGGGAATACGGGTTAAGAAAAGGGGCGCTGAAAAATGCGCTGTGGTATGCAAAAACCCGTGTGTGCAATTACAAAGGGCTGAAATTCGTACATTGCGAGGATGATTGAGACTATGAAGGTCGGATACTCAATACGGCGCAGTAAGGCCGGGAGGTTTGCAAAAAGTCTCCGAATGGAAACGCTGGAATACAAAGACGAACCAGACAAAAA